AGACCTAAGCGAATCCGCAAGAAGCCTTCCAAGACCCCGCAGAAGCCGGACCCGTCCGGCGTCCAGGAGTAGATAATGGGTGTTCCCGCCAAGTACCGCAAGACCACAGCCGCGGGCACCGAGTCCGCCTATGGGACCGAGAGCTTCCCGGCCTCGGCCGATTTTTACCACCAGATGGACGGCGAGCGTATCGAGTTCGATCGGGAGAACATCCCGGAGCCGGACTATGCGGGAGTCGCTGATGAGATCGGGTCGATCGAGGGCAACCGGACCTCGAGCTTCACCTTCCCGCTGACCGTCCGCCCCTCGGGCACCAGCGGCACCGCGCCGGATGCGGACGAGATTATCAAGACCTTGCTCGCCAGCCGCAGGGACAACGTCACCGACGCAGTCGCGGCCAGCCCGACACCGAGCACGACCGCCTATGCGATCTCCACAGAGGCAAGGGTCGCTACGGACTCCTTCGTGGTCACGACCCTGACCGGCGTGACGAAGCCGGAGATGCGCTTCTGTACGCTCAACTCCTCCGCGACCCTGACGGTGACCCCGCCCCACACCGCCGCCCCGACTGCGGGCGATGCTGTCACAGCGACGAACACCTACAGCTTCGGCTCTCGGGCGGCGACGGCCTTCTTGACGATTGCCGAGTTCCTGGCCGACGGTGCGGGCACCCAGGTCAAGAGCTTGGTCGCTATGGGCTGCGTCCCGAACCTGATGGAGTGGGAGTGGAGCAAAGATTCCCAGTTCCTGACCATGCGGATCAGCGGCGAGGGCAACGGGAACGTTGTCAACACGGGGATCGGTCAGCTTGCCGAGGCGCTCGACGCCAGTGAGACCGGGGTGGATGTGGACGATCTGTCGGTGTTCGACATCGGCTCCAAGATCATCATCGACTCGGAAGCGATGGCAGTGACTGGAAAGGCCGCCGATGTTGGCCCTGGCGCTCTCACTGTCGAGAGGGACTACGACGGGACCACTGCCGCCACCCATTCCGACAACGCGGTCATCTACCCGTACCGGCCTGCGGTGACGCTTACAACGGCCGTCCCGGTCCCGAGCATCTACGCTGATGTCTTCATCGGCGTCGAGGGAACCCAGGCCACCGCCACCCGCATCGCCTGCCGGATTGAACTGGACGTGGCCTATGTCCGGGACTCGACCACAGACGACCTCGTGAGCCGGTTCGTGGACGGGCGCCGGAAGGTGAACTTCGAGGTCGATATGGTGATGACCGACGGACAGACCCAGGCGATCAACCTGACGCAGGGCCGCTGGAACGGCAGCCAGCCGCTTTTCATCCAGCTCGGCAACACGGCCGGAAAGCTGGTCGGGTTCTACGCGCCCCTCTGGTATCCAGAGATGAGCCCGCTAGACCTCGACGGGGACGGGTTCTACTCGGTGACCCTGGCGGGCACCTGCCGCGGAACCACTGCCGGAGATGACAGCCTTTACATCGGCCTCGGCTGATGCCACATCCTCGGACCCATTCCGGGCCCGGGGACGACCTGGGCAGCACAGGGGGAGGCTCTGCCCGCAGTCCCTCCCGCGTGTTTGGGCTTGTCCCTGTGCTGTCGCTCGCCACTATGGAGGGAAGCCATGGCGATTCGAGTTCCTGTGCAGGGCCAGAGGGTCCGCAAGTCCTACCCAGACCCGCGAGACCCGGAGGGCCCGATCGTGGTCGACCTGCTCCCGCTGGACCTGGGCTCACGCAACGCGCTCAAGGCGATGGGTTACCGCCCGATTCCCGCCGGTCTCAAGCTGGAGATCGACGAGGAGAAGGTGTCGGCCCACGCGACGAGCAAGGGCATCACCGAGGCCGCGGCTCGGGAGTACATGCAGACGGTCGCAGATGGACTCCAGGCGCAGGCTATCCAGCTCATGCGCTCCCGCGGGACGACGACCACAGACCCGGAAGTCCTGGCGTCTGCTCGGGCGGCGTTCTGCTCTGGGGTCCGCATCGTGGAGGGCGTGACGTTCGAGGGTGGCCCGGAGTCCATATCGGACACCGACGCGGCCGGGTTCCTGTGGGACCACGGGGACGACTGGCTGCGGGACTGTATCTGCGGGGACCTCGTGGATCTCAACAGCCCGAGCGGTACCGACCTGGGAAACTGAGGCGGGTCCTCCATGCTGTGAAGCTCGGCTGGAACTGCCGGGACTGTCAGACGGGGGGCCCGGCGTCACTCCAGGAGGGGCGGAACTGTGGCGGGAACTATCCGCACATGGCCGAGGAGGGCGGGCTTCCCGTCTTCACCGGAGCCGTTCCTGAGCGCCTGGGGCAGTTCGAATACATCCACGCGCAGCAGTGCCCCCTCGATGTCAAAGCGGCGAGGAACGGCGGCGTAGCGCCCTGGATGGCGCCCTTCTTTCGAATGGCGCGGGCGTACCGTGCCGGGTTCCTGCCGGTGGCCGGTGGCTACCTGGCCCAGCCGGCTATCGTGATGGATACGGTGGACGAGTTCATCGTCGAACAGGACCAGATCGAGGCGGCTCAGCGGGACGTGCGCCGGGCGAAGAACAACCCGAGGGTGTAGATGTCAGTCAAGGTCAAAATCGGGGGAGACTCCAAGGGCGCAGAGGATGCGCTGAAGAAGACCCGCACTGGGATGCAGGGCCTTGGAGCTGAGGGCAAGAAGTCCGGCGACTCGATCGCGGGCGGCTTCATCAAGGCCCAGATCGCGCTGTCTGCTGCGTCCATCGCCGCCAAGGCCCTGGGGTCTGCGTTCTCGGCTGTGGCTGTCGGTGCGATCCGCGTCGGCGCTGACATGGAGTCCTTCGAGGTCAAGCTGGAGACCCTGCTTGGGTCGTCCGCTGCTGCCGAGGAGAGGCTGGCTAAGCTGTTTGAGATCGGCTCGACCACGCCCTTCCAGCTTGACCAGCTCGTGGCCGCAGAGGTCAAGCTCGAGGCGTTCGGTGTGACCGGCGACCGTGCCCGCACTGCGGTCATGGACCTGGCGGCCTTCATGGACGGGGACCTGGCGGGCGCTGCCGACGCAGTGGGCCGGGCCTTTGCCGGTGGAGCCGGTGCGGCCGACATCCTCCGCGACCGTGGCGTCCTTGCGATGGTCGAGCTTCAAGCTGGCATCAAGCCCACAGAGCTGAGCCTGGAGGAGTTCCGCGAGACCCTGATCGACACCCTCACCGACCCCAACGGAAAGATCGCAGGCGGCACGGAGAAGCTGGCGAAGACCTTTGAAGGGCTGGTCAGCAACCTCCAGGATGAGTGGTTCAAGTTCCAGAAGTCCATCGCGGACGCCTCGGCCTTCACGGCAGCGAAGGCGGGCGTTGCGGGTCTGCTCGTGCTGATCGAAAACTCCCGCGGAGAGTCTGAGGCCCTGGCGACGGTCATCGGAGAGAACATCGGCGGCTCTATCCAAGCCGTCGCGCTCGGGGCTGCGGTGCTTCTCGATACGTTCCAGAGCGTCAAGCGGGAGATCGACGGAGTCCTGGACAACCCACTGATCGAGGCTCTCGGCGGCCTCGATCTCGGTGGCGCGTTCCTGGGCCTGCTCGGCCCCGCAGGCGAGACGCTCGACCTCATCCTCGACATCAATGAGGCCACGGGCGCAACGTCTGCCGCGATGGAGGCGCTCGGGGAGATCGGATCGAACAACCTAAACGCCCAGTTCGTCGGTCCTGTCCTGTCGAATGTCGACCAGATCCGGCAGCTTTTCGAGCAGATGAAGGGGGACGCCGCTGGCGTAGCGGAGGAGACCGAAAAGACGACGCGCAACCTGGAGGGAGCAGGTCAGGCCGCCGGAAAGATCGGGAAGTCCCCTCTGTTCGATCTCTCCGATGTCAAGCGCCTCACCCGCGAGATCGAAAAGATGGCCGGCGTTTTCGACGAGGAGGCAGCTATTGCGGAGGAGCGGAAGGAGCTACAGGAGCAGATCAACGCCCTGCTCGCCCAGAAGCTGATCAGCGAAAACGACGCCTTCCGGCTTGAGAGCCTGCTACTGATCTCGGCCGGTGACCGGCTTGACCTGGAGAAGGAGCTGAGCGCCGAGAAGGAGCTTCAGAACCGTCTCGCGCAGGAGGCGGCGGACGCTGAGGCACGTCGGATCAACAACATCGGGCAGGGCACCCAGGCCCTCAGCCAGGGCGCGGGCTCGTTCATCTCGTCGGGCGTCGGTGCTGCCGGTGCGTGGGGCGCTCTCATCATGGCGGCCATCGGGGCGGCTCAGCGGGACGAGGAGGGGAACCTCGCGCTCATCACGCAGAACGACGAGTTTCAGGCCGAGGTGCAGGCGTTCGCCGCGAACATCGGGGACCTGATCATCGAGGCCACGGAGCAGGTCCCTGAGCACCTGGCCGAGGCGATGACGAACTGGGGCCCGGAGATCGTGGAGAACCTGATCTTGGGTCTCACCGAGGCCGGTCCTGAGCTGGCTCCCGCGCTTATGGAGGCCATCATCGAGGGCCTGTCCGACCCGATGCACGGGGTGGAGATCGCCGGGATGCTTATCCAGCTAATCGTCTCGGCTATCCGGGACGTTCCCGAGGCGCTGGGCGTAGCGATCGAGGATGCGATGCGGGAGCTTGTGACAGATATGCTCGGCTATTTCACGAGCCTCTGGGGCGATGGATTCCGCAACGCGTTGCTCACATTCGGTGAGGACGTGGTGGACATCTTCGTCGACATCATCGAGAACCTGACAGGCCTGGACATCGACGGATCAGAAAAGGAAAGCTCCGGCAGAGACCGGGAGCGGGACCAGGCTGGCAACAGGGCAGGCCGCACGGTCTCGAGCAGCTCGGCAACCGACAGCGGCCAGGGGCAAAATGTGGTGGTGGAGCTGATCCAAAACTTCGACGCGGAGCGGTTCGGCCTGGCGGTAGACATTTCGCAGATCGCTGTGGTCCGTCGCGGACAGGCTGTAGCGAGTAGGGTCAACAGGGCAGTCGGGGTCATCACGTCCGCCACTGCTGGGGGTGCATGATGAGCGCGAACTTCTGCCGGTGGATTCTGCCGGAGGACACCCTGTCGGACGCTACAGCGGCGACGTGGACCGCCACGTTCTCGGCTGCTGGCTACGCGCCTGCGAGCCTCAAGACCTCGCTCCCTGGCGATGCGTTCCGATTCGGCGGCCTGTTCCGCATCCTGGCCGGGGGAGTCGCGGACAACGATGTTCTCGACTGGGGCGATTCTACCGCCGCGATTCGGTCGGTGACGCTGACCGGAGGCGACTACACAGGCGCCACCCTCGCCGCCCACATCCAGACCCTGATGAACGCCAGCCCGTCCTCGGACGTGTACGAGGTGGCCTACAGTCTGACGACCGGGAAGTTCACGATCCAGGAGACCGGCGGGCCGTCTACGTTTACCCTGCGCTGGTCATCCGGGTCGGCGTCGTGCGCTCGCCTGGCGACCAGCCTGGGCTATGACAATACGTCAAACGACACCGGGACCTCCTCGACATCGGACACCGTCGTTGTCCACACCGAGGACTATCTGAGAATGGACATGGGCTCGGCCGTGACCCCCGGCGCCGGGTTCTTCATGGGCCACTTCTTGAGCGCGGGCGCATCGGTCAAGATTTACGGCCACGGAACAGACGCGATCACAGGGGTCGGGACCGGGGTTAGCTACCGGACCAAGCTGACCACGACTGCCACACTGCTGAAGACCTTGACGGCGGGGACTGACTACCTCTACGACGACGAGGACGACTTCGCCTCGTGGACTCACAGCGGGGCCTATCGCTACCTGTACATCAGCATCATCGATGTAATCCCTCGGGATGGCGCCATTTACCACGAGTTCGGCCGCGCCGCATGGGGCAACCTGACGACTCCCACGCGGGACTACATCCACGGATGGAGCCTGCCCCTGGACGACCTGGCCCAGCGCTCGGGGACCGTGGGCGGCGTCCTGTTCCAGCCCCGGCTCCGCACGCCGCAGGCATGGACCGGAGACTTCCGAGCCATCGAGACCGCAGACCGTGACCTATTGAGAGCCCTGTGGAGAGCAGGCCGGCAGCCGTTGCCCTTCTGGTGGGAGTACCAGGACGGGCCGAAGGGCGGGATGTATGGGCAGGTCGTCAATCCGACTTTCAAGACGAAGTCCGCGATGCTGACGCGGTGGAACGTGGGCCCGGTCACTGTGGCCCAGGTCCCTAAGCGGGTGGTCTAGTGATCGACGGCACCGAGTACAAGGCGCGGGTCCTGGTCCAGTTGACCTATCCAAACTCGGGCCCGTCCAGATACTTCTGTGACGCCAGCTCCGACGCCTCGGGCGTGATGGTCAAGGACGCGGGCGGCACCTTCCGAATGTGGGAGCCCCGGGCTACCAGCGTGGTCCTTATCCAGGATGTTGGGAACCTTGACGGAGGGATGCAGCGATCACAATCAAACACGATCCGGCTGCTGACGAACTGGCACGGGGACGGTGCGGGCACCGACCTCCTGGCCGACATCATCACGAACCGCGTGGAGGGTGCGACGGTCACTATCTGGACCCGCATAGCCTCGGTTGGTACGACGCTCGAGGAGAGCGTCAACGACTACCAGGAGCGGTTCTCAGGCGCTGTCCGCATGGACGGCGGGACATCGGTGGACGTGTTCGGAGGTGTGCTCAGCCTCCAGATCGTGGAGGCTGACGGGCCCTGGACCATGCCGATCTCAACGGCGGTGACCGCTGGCGGGCCTGACACATCGGACGGGACCCAGCTCCCGATCATCTTCGGCAAAACGGAGAACGGAGCGATCGGGATCGATGTGGTCGCCTACTCGGTCTCGGACATCACGAGCAACCCCAAGAAGTTCCAGTTCGGGACGCTGGGGTCTGCGAGCTACTACGACAACCCGACCGCGGTGCGTGTCGACGGCGTGGCAGTGACGGCAGTGAGCCCCATCACAGACGCGGCGACAGCGGGCAAGTGGGGCAACTTCGACAACTCAGCGGGCACCTTAGACATCAATGACAGCTCGGGCAGCTTCGGCACCATCGGAGAGAGCACCGTCGTTGTCATCAAGGCGCTCGGAATCGAAAAGCTGGGCAACGCTCCGACCGCTGCGGACGATGTCATCCAGACCATCGCCACAGCCAGCGGATGGACGGCCATCCTCGACACGTCCCAGCTCGCGGCCTGGAGGGCTGACCTGACCACCGCGACCTCGGAGCTGCTCGGGGCGTTCCCTGCGATGGGCTCTAACGAGCCGGCGATGCTGGGCGATGTGCTCGACGAGGCGATGCGCCGCACCTGCTCCGTCGGCAGGTTCAGCCTGGCAGGGAAGTTCCAGTGCGTCCTACCTGGCGGGACCGGGAGCACCCTCCACACCGTCACAGCTATCGCCAGCATCCAGGTCGGGATCAACCCCTCGGGCGACTACGCTAACGACGTGGGCGGCGTCCAGTGGGCGTTCAATGGGGACGATTCGAAGGTCTACGACGTAGGCAACGCCTCGGTCGAGTATTCCTCCGAGATCGCCGCGGTCGGGGAGGCCGTCTTCAAGCTCGACGAGATGAAGTGGCAACAGAACCGGCTGGCCGCCATCAGCGACGGGCGCGGAGACCTGCGGGCGCAGCAGCAGATAGTCAGCCGCGCCACCATCCCACTGCCCCAGGTCGACACGATGCTGATCGGGGACCGGGTGTCATACGACGTGGCCGGGCTGGAGACGACCCTCGGGATCGGACATGTCCGCACCGTGCGTCTGGATCCGGCTCGGGGCCTGGCGATGGTCACTGCCTACCACATCACCTGGATCGGGTAGCCCCGGACGACGACTGCTCGCCGCTCATTCCGCGGGGTGCGGGATCGCATGACGTGCGGTAGGTTAGGGCCGACACAGGAGCCCACCCATGGCCTATAGCGCGTCCATCTCAAAGAAGTATAAGCACGGGCTCTACGAGTTCACGATCGTGGAGCTGGAAGCCAGCGCGACGACCGAGTTCACCCTTACCGGCGTGCCTGACTATGGCTACGTCATCCGGTCGGCGTCTCAGCTCACCGCTGGAAGCGGCTCCACTGTCGATCCGGTCCTGGGCCGTGCTACGGCTCCTGCTGGCATTACGCTAATCACGTCCAACGACACAGCCGCGGCCAGCGTGGACAACATCCAGACGGAGGGCGTGCCGTACACGACCCTGACCGCTGAGACCCTGTTCGGGCGTAGCGTCTGCGGATCGGCATCAGACAACGCGGTGACGACGCTGATCTACATCAAGGCCGCGAGGCCGTAGACATGGCCTACGCCATCAGCAGCTTCGACACCCCGGCCAACCCGGCAGCCGCAGCCGCGGGCTCTACGTCGAACAAGTTCACCCTCGATCTCTCGTCGTGTACCAGGACAGACACCGGCTCCATGGAGGGCGGATCCACGTCTCTCGGGGTATCGTCAACCATCGGCCTGGCGGCTGGCGTGCACGGTCAATGGAACGCCAGCATGGACGGCTACGCCCTACTCAAGGCGATCCCGGTCGTCCCAGGCCAGGGACAGACCCTGCGGGTAGTGATGACGTGCAGCGGCATCACTGGCGATCCTGGGGCCGGTGACGCTTGTATGGGTATCATGCTCTCCCCTACGACCACGCCGATCACAGCCCGAGGCTACTATGCGGGCGGGTTCCAGATGTCGCCCACCAGCGCCACACAGGCGTCAGGCCCTGACAGGCTGGGCGACGGATTCTCCGGCAATACGGCGCTTTCTGGGGCGCTTACTACGGTCGCAGAGTTCCCGTTCGACGCATCCGGCCCGAAGTCGTGCAACACCCTCACCTATGGGGCCTCCAGCGGGTCCATTTACAAGGGCAACCAGAGCGGAAACGCCGGCACCTGGACGGCACCCTGCGTCGGGCTGTGCATCCAGAACGAAAGCAGCGGCGGTAGCGGCGGGGCGGTCGAGGTCGTTTGGGCTGACGTTGTCATCACGGTAGAGGTCGTACTCTGATGGCCTACAACATCAGCGGCTTCGGCACCCCTGCCAGCCCGTCGACGGGCGGCGGGGCTGACTCACTCACCACCACCGACATCGACCTGTCCGGCCTGACCAAGTCGCACGACCCGGACAGCCTGATCGCCAGCACGACCAGCTCAGTCGTAAACTTCACTGCAACGAGCGGATCGAACGCGGGCGAGAACTGGGTTCGATGGACCGGGCCGGCACTCGTCGCTAACACCCACTACCGGGTGACGATCTGGGACACCGCGCCCGCCAATGACCGGCGGGGTATCGGCGTCGGTTGGTTCGACGATAATCAGATGTTTTGCGCCGGGTTCTTCAACACGGCCAGCGCCCGCGATGCGTTCTCAGCGAATGGCGCCATCGCCGGGCCCGTCGAGGACGTGACCGCCTTTACTAACGCCAGCATGACGGGCGTTAGCGTCTCCTTCACCGTCGGAACAAACAGCCTGACCGCCCTGGGTGCGACGTTCAGCGGCATTGATGACGCGGGTAACGTGCTGGACTGCGACAACATGGGCAGCGGCTCGACCACGATCACGCTCAGCAACGGGGTGCTCGGGTTCTTCGCCAGGCGAGGCACGAATAACGGGACGTGCGCCATGTCCTATAAGATCCAGGTCCAGTCCTACCAGCCGACGAATATCTCGTGAGCGAGCCCACACCCCCGGCGCCGATCCTGTCGGCTGACGCTATGCACCGGCTCCTGCCCTATGCCCTGGTGATCCTGCTCGGAGGCGGGGCCGGTACGGCGACCGGCCTGATGGGACCCGACCGGGACCAGGACAGGCTCGTCGAGCGCGTGACGATCCTCGAGGTCCGCCTGGACACGCTGATCGAGGGGAGCGAGCGCATAGAGGACCTGCTCCGAGAGATCATGCTGAGAGAGAGCCACCCGCCCCGATAGGAGTCCGCCGTGCTGTACATCGTCCTTGCCGTTGCACTCGCCGGAGACGCCCCAGACCTGATCCCCGCGATAGACGAGGCGATCGTGACCGCAGAGGAGGCCATCGCCGCCCAGCGGGACATCCTGGAGCTGTTGGAGGAGCTGGCGGCGGCCAGGGCTCAGGCGCCTGATGTCGTCGACCCTGAGCCCACCGCGGTCGTCGAGGCCGATGAGCCGGCCGACTCGGACAGCCCTGGGGTGTCGCCGCTGCTGGTGCAGGTGCAGTAGACCATGAACGTCCCCACCTATGACGAGCTGGCCGCGCTCCAGGTCAGCCACGCCTACCCGTGGTTCTCCGCGCCCTGGGACCTCAACCTGATCTGTC